CGAAGAGGGTGGCAGGGATGAACTTTCGTTTGAACAGAGGCTCACCCTCCCGACTATGACCTTTAGGCCACTTTATCACTTCTCCGTTTTCATCAGTAGCATAGAACGAGTTATTAGGAACTTGAGGGTCAATAAACGTTCTTTTTACCCACTGATGACCTGGACCTCCAGGGTTGCTAGTCGCTCTCATATACAGTGGCAAACCTGAAGCCCTTGTTGTACGGAGACGTGATCTCATATAGTTCCATGCATAAGGTGAAGGCCATTGTGTAAGTTCGTCAAAGCCAATCCAGTTAAAGGCTTGACCTTGGTATCTCATGACATCATCCTCTCTGTCGAGGTAGGACATCCACAATGTAGCACCTGATGGAGCTACCCAAGTTTTATCTCTTTCCATAAACTTTATTCCAGGAATAGCTTTGGGATAAAGTTGTTTGCTTACTGATATAAGTTCTCTAAGCTCTTCTGTAGACCTACGAACAAGTAGCATTCGTGCATTTGGATTCCCCAAGTACCGCACTGGGTCTGCAACCATCGCATAAGACTTGCCACCACCTGCTGCTCCTCCGTATAAAACTTCTTGCTCTGTTGCCGCCAAAAAATCAGTTTGAGGTCCAGCATTAGGTTCAAAGATTATCTCTCTAGCTTTTTCAAAGTCTATTTCTTCAGGCTTAGGTTGTGCTGGAGTTAACTCTTTCTCTGTAACCGAGTCTTTGGGTTTCAAGCTTCTGCGCTTTTTGTAACGCTTCTTTGTACCTTTGGGCGAGGTAGCGTTGAGTTGAAGCTTCGTTCTTACGTTGTTGCTCAATTTTTACTCTCTTGTATAAACCTACATGTGAAATGTATTTTCCAGATTGAGTACTGAGCCAAGCTGCTACTTCTCTATAGCTGTATTGCTTTAAAAACTTTTTAGCTCTCTCAAATAGCTCTAGTTCTTCTGGAATTGGTAGTAGTATATCACAATCATCAGGGTCTTGTCTATACCCAAATGGTACATGTCTACCAACTCTTACAACTGGTTGCCATTCATATCTACCATCTACCTCTACAGGTTTAGGTAACTTCCAAGTTTTATTCGTCTTCATCAGCTTTCTGTGGTAAAATAAATAATGGATTAGCTGCAGATACTTCTACTTTTTCAGTTTTAATAAAACCACTACGATCTAAAACATCTTTAGCTGCTGCCATCTTTTCTTTATTACCTAAGTCTGTAGGACTATTCATAACTTCAAACATAGAATATGCAGCTTTAGTAGCTGAAGAAGATATAAATCTTTTTGTAAGATCTGCAATCTCTTCTGCTAAAGACTCTGCAATAGCTTTAGTTGATACACCGTCTGCATAACCTGCAAGTTTTCTAGCTTTACCTAGATTACCTCCAGCTTCTTCAAATAGTACATCTAAAAACTTTTGTTGTTTTTCTGTTAAGTTTCTTGCCATTTAGTTCACCATGTAAATTACAAATCCAAAAATACCAAATCCTACAGTTAGAAGCAAACCTGTTACGCCCCAGGTTATAATAGCTTCTTGTATCTCTGCTTTACGGTACTCTTGTTCTTTCTTTTGTTTACGTATTCTACCTTCAGTAGCTACAAGCTCATCCCAAGCAGATGGACCCATACTAAAACTAATCCAGTCCTTTAGCTCTTGCCTCATAGCTTCAGCTTTTTTCTTAGCAGTAAAAATCTCCAAGGCTTCAGCTTCTATGGAACTTCCATTTAAAGATTTCCACCAAGGAGGATTTTTATTTTTCTGCTCCATGAAGGACAGGTCACTCATAGCACCTGCCCATTGGGTCAACTGTCCTGACATATCTTGTAGGTCTTTACCTACTTGAAAGCCTTTCTTCAACGCATTGAAAGCTACGGTTGCACCACCGATGATTGTAACTGGGTCCACGAGCCTCCTCCCAAAGTACTCCTAGTATCATTAAAGAACTTATTGTGTTCTTCAAAGAGCTTTACCTGTAAGTATAACTCTTTCTATATCGTGTCTACCAATACCTAGATCTCGTAACTCCCTGTCAGTCATTTGATAAAGTTGCAATCTTGCAATCTTACGTCTTGCTGATTCTGCTCTAGCTTCTATTAGTCTGTCAAATAATCTTCTAAACATTCTCTACTCCTATGTTAGCCCTAACTGGGTAGGAGTAGTTATACTACAAATAGTTATATCATACTACAGACAAAAATGCAACCCCGTTATGTTGGTTGGTAATGCTCCTCACCTGAAATGATAATATGAGCATCTGCACCTGTTTCTTCAAAGCCTACAATCTTGTCTCCTGGAGATAGTGCAAGATATCCACCACCCTGTATTACTTCTTCAAGACTGTTACCTGCAAGGCTGTGATCATCTACGATAAAATGATACGTAGTTGTAGAAGCCTCGTACCATTGTAGGCTATACTTTTTAGTAGAGTTAGCACCAATAGATACATGCATAAATTTAATAAGACTTATGTAGTTATTAGGACAAGTGTAGATAACATTACCACTAGCCCCACCTGCTGTAGCAGTGAGGTCTTTAGCTGCTGAAAAAAATTTAGCATCTGCTAGTATAGTCACTTTTTACCTTTTGCTTTCTTAACTACTTTAGTTGTCCAAGCTTCATTAACATCGGGAGTAGATGGATCATCTCCAACTAACTGACCTTTGTCATTACGAGCACGTACTTTTACTTCTTCTGTATCTTTTACAAACTCTAACACAGCAGGGTCTTTAGTATGCCACTCTCCACGAATATATTCTGCAAGTACTGCACCATACTGATCAATTACTTTATCACCATCTAATTTCATTTGTTAGCCTTTTTCATTTTTTCTTTTAAATTTTTTATTTTACGTTTTACAACTGGAATTTGAACGGTAGCTCTACGATCCAGAGTACCTGCTTTTTTAGCTCTAGCTACTCTATTTTCTAAATTAGCTAATTCAACTTCAAGTTGCTCTAACCTAGACATCATTCCAGGACTTTTAGATATTTGAACTATAGTCATTTGAGCTATAGCTTCTGCCTCTTTATCTTTTTTCTTAGGAGCTTTTGTAATTCTTGTAATAGAAGAAGGACGTAGTTTAGGTCTAGGAGAAGACGTAAGAGGTTTCTTTTTTGGCTTAGGTTTATCAGTTATGTTTTTACCTTTGGCATTTGCCCAAGCTGTAAGTGCAGAACCTTTATACTTACCTTTGTTTTTTGTCTTCCAAGAGTCTAACTGTTCTTTAGTAACAGCAAGTTTTTTCTTACCGTCTTTACCCATAAAATACATTGATCCTGCTTTTTTAGCAGCAGATACCGACTTATAATCTTTATATGAAGCCATAGTATTACCCTTTATTTATAAGTATTAGGAGCTTTTTTAATTCCAGTGTTCATAGGACCAGAAGACTTGACCATACCACCTACGTTATACATAGCAACCTTGCCACCTTTTGCGTAAGCTTTCTTTTTCATTGCTCCGCCTTTGGCATAACCTTTCTTTTTCATCATGCCACCTTTGTTTGCACCTTTAGCTGCAGACTTCATAGGCTCAGTTGTATTACCATCTTTGTCAATATCTAAAAAGTCTGGTTTGGGTGTTCCACCTTTAGCATAACCTTTTTTCTTCATCATGATTCTTCCTCACTATATAAATTGTTAAACACTCGTTGCGTATCCCATACATAGTCTACGTTTTCTTTCGAGTTATAGATGTGTTGGTTAGGTTTAAAATCTGGAGCACCTTGTCCAGTTTCAAACCAAGCTGGGTGAGTTACTCTCACTCTATTATTGGGCAACGCAACAATGTTACCTGTGTATTCTCCTGCATCTAGCAACTCTAAGACATGTGACTGCTTGTGTTGAGCAGGATCGTCTGCTACTTCGTTGTCAGTGTAGTCTACTGTAAAGTAGTACTTTGCAGGATAGAACTCACCGTCTACTTTGGCTATCCAAGGAGCAGGTGTAGCTCTTTCTAATTTATATACTGAGTGTGTATGCGACATACAATCCCAGGGTTGTGCTAAATATGGTGGTAGCTCTGTAGGCCATTCCTCAAGG